CTCCGTGTACAGGCTCTCCGTGCCCTCACCAGGCTTCCAGGTTTCCTGCACTGTGTGCTGCTGAAGCACTTTCCACAGCCTGCCGTCATACCGGTACTTCTCCCCGGCATTGACCTGTTGTCCCATCTTCGACTCCCACTCCAGATACAGGTCCTTCACCTTCAGGGACTCCGTGTCCGTGAGTCCCATGGTCTGAATACCAGCCCTTACGGACTTCTCCGCATTCAGCACGCCAGCGACCACCCCGTAGTCGGATGTCACGGACGGGTCTGCGGCCGCTCCCTCCTCCGGTGTCCAATCCGGGGATGCAAGGATTTCCCGGAACTCCGCATCGTCATGGGCGTATGCCCTGAAGTCATCCGAGGTCTTCTCATCTTCCGAAAGGAACTGACGGACGAAATTGTCATGCAGGATGACCTTTGTCCCGTCAAGGCTCTTCCTCATTTCCGGTGTGAGGAGGATGCCCCTTGCCGCACACCATTCTGTCGTTACGATTACATATCTCATATGTCTATGCTGTTAGTTGGTTTATTGCGTATTCATAGCCATTGGCCCTGCACCACTCACGGTACTCTTTATCGACTTTCCACTTCAGGAACTCAATTTGATGGTCGTCAAGCCGCTCCTTGATGAGGAGTATACGCCTGGTGGCAGCGGCACTCAGATTTGCTATCCCGAAGGCATTGAGATACATGTACGCGCCTGGGCTCTTCGGTTCCCGGGACAAGACGGCATGGAACATCTCCCCAAGGCTGTATGCCCCTGCCCCCGCAACAGTGATTTGTGGGAGTCCGGCGAGGATATTTCCTCTATATCCCCAGATATAGAGGCGGCCGCCGTCACCGTTATCTGGTCTAGTGTTCAGAAAATACTCGCTCTTGTCGGACAGGTTCGCAAAGAACATGACAAGTGTCCCCACCTGCTCGTCTATCACCTCGGTGGTCTGGCCGTAGTCGTCCACTCCGTCGCTCACAAGTGCTCCCGGGTACGACGGCAGGATCTCCACCGTCACCGGGTCTATCGGTGTCCAGTCGGGAGCGGAAACGGCAGGCGCGACATACAGGTACATCCATTGCGACCCCTCAGTCACAGGCAGATCAACTTCATGCACCCCGTCTCCGGTGATCCTAAGCCGCTCCCCTCCTGACGACGAGAAGTATAGCTGGAGATAATGTGCAACGCCTGCCGTCACCGCACGGCTGATGCCCTCCACCCTAATCCTCGCCGACACCGACTTCATGCCGCTGACACCGTACAGGAAGTTCGCAGCATTCTTAATCACGTTAAACTGGAGGACATTGCCATCCACCAGGTCTTGTGGTCCGTTCACCAGCACCTTGGAGCAGTCTATCCCGTAACCGCCCCAGCCGCTCATACCGGCATAGGCGTAGTTGGAAAGGTTGATGACCTTTCCGGTCGCCTTGTCTGTCCACTGGCTTCTCTTTGGCTCGTCCTCATCGTTTGACCGCCCTTTGGCATCCCAATCCGCCACATAGTGGATATCAGCGATACCCCCCCCGGTCGCATTCTCGTAGTCGGACATCATCTCGTCCCTGACGATCTGGAGTTCCTCAGCCGTCAGCGAATGGTCGTAGATCCTGAGATCGTAGAGGACGCCCTGGCAATACAGCTGCGTACCGTGGCGGAAGACGGTGAGCTGGTCTTCAGCCGTGTCCTCGGCTGTACCGTACGAGATCTCCTGCCCGTTATACGAGCCCTTCATCTGGTATGAGAACAGGGAGGGCATTGGGGTGCCGGTGCTCTTCACACCGTACGACCAGCAGGCGGAATATATGTTCTCCCTCGTGCTGTCGAAGATGAACGCACCGCCCGTCGACCCCTTGGACACGAATCCTCCGTCATGTCCCTCTATTATCCTCCTTATCGCCACAACCGTGTAGTCATCCGGCAGGGCGAACCCCTTTATGCACTGCCCGTAGTCGTCCACGCCATCAGATACAAGGCCTCCGGGATAAGTAGGGAGAAATTCAAAAGAGAATGATTGGCCGGCTGGCACCGCTATCTGAGGTCCAGCCATTATATATATAAGACCTGCATCTATGTCAGTCTGTTCGTTGACAAAGGTACCTGTATCGCCCGGGGCAAGTTCGCAGAGGATTTCCGCCTCTGCACCCCCTGACTTTGTCTTCCATATTACTATCCCGTAGTCCCCTGCCTTTATTTTGTTGACAACCCCAAGATTCCATCCAGTAGAAATATTTTTGTTAAGAACTTTACTCTGAGCCGGTATGATTGAACTTTCTATCCTATTAACAACTACTTTGGCCCCAACTGATTGCACAGAATAAATATTATTTAAATTCGCTACGAATGAATAGTTCTCCTGCGCATAACCTCCATATCCGCTCATCCCCGCAAACCCGAAGTTGTACAGCCTGATGTCCCTGCCGTTGCCGCTGTAGTCCGGCAGTATCTCCCTCGTTGCCGGGTCTTCCGAGTTGCTCCGTCCATAGCACTTCCAGCCCCCCACGAACCCCGGGACATACCTCCTCCCGGTGAAAAGCCGCCCGTACTCACGGAAAGGCACGGTGGAGAAGTCAAGGTCGGGGTACATTTCCTCAAGCAGGGCTCGTTGTCCCGCCTTCGTGCGCTGCAACAGCGCAAGCCTGTCAGATGTCGTGCTCATTGCGCTTCCTCCCCGTTGATCTGGTCCAGTATCGTGTCTATCTCCCCGAGGGCGTCATGCACCTCGTTGATCGCTCCCACAATCGTCTTGTCCTCTGTCTTGAGGGTCTGGTCCGTAGCGTCCTGCTTCCCCGATATCTTACCGTCGATGCCCTCCGCTGCCTTGTTAGCGGCAGAGGCCGCGGAAGAGGCCGCTGCCGTGGCGGTCTCGCTCGCCTCCTTCAGCCGGGCGAACTCCTCCGCCCTTTCCTGCTCCGCCTTGACCCTCTCCTGTTCCGCTGTCTGTCTCGCGGACTCAGCCTGCACCCTCGTCGCCTCATTCTTCTGTATGGCGGCATCTGTGGCGGACGCACCGGACGCTGCACTGGAGGCGGCTGTCGCTGCCCTGGTGGCTTCTTCAGCGGCAGCCCTTGCGAGCTCAGCACCCTGGTCCGCAGGCTGGCGCAGCCAGGCGAGGAAGTCATCCTCCGTGCCCTCGTGACCCTGTGACAGCCATGTCTCATAGGCGGAATCGCCCTTCACCCCTGCCTCCAGGATGGAGCACAGGTCAACCTCGCAGCTGTCGAGACCGCAGCTGGCCTCCATGCAGGTCGCCGGGACAAGCTCGATCCCCTCGCAGGAGTCAACCACCGTCTGCCCCTCCTTCCCCCGGTTCTCCCACAGGGTGAAGGTGTGTCTCCCGAGATGCCGCTGCTCTGAACCGGCAAAGACGAACACCACCCGGTTCCCTTCCTCTATCCGGAAGTCGTGCACTCTCCTGTCATAGAAGTCCGCAACCTCGAGATGCAGGTCACGGTCTGTCAGAGGGGCGTCTGCCCCGTTCGTCAATATCCGCCAGCTTACACGGATATCCTTGCCTATCCTTATCTTCTGCATACAATTTATAATAAAAAGGGGGCTACTGTATCCTCCTGTAGAGGTTTCTCACGTCCTTGTTTAAGGTATCTCACGCCCCCTTTCGAGTATCATTCATTGTAGATATACGTCAGCAAATGTAGCAGGACCGCCATCCATCTTCACTGCGAACCAGGTCCTGTATGCTTCCCTGTTGCGATATTTCAACCGCCTAAGGAGAATCCTGAAAATCCTCATTTCCCCATAGACTCCATCCTGCGTATTGGCAATCCTGATCCCGAATGATCCGCTGAACATCGAACCGGAAGTTTTCTTGAAAGTCCATTCCTTTTTGTATTTCTTCACCTGCGACCCGGAGCTGCCTGCGACAATCCATCCATTTGCGACACTTTCAGGATCATATGTCCCCGAGTGGAACGGACTCTTGTCATTTCTGGACACGGGATCAAACAGCTCCCAGAATATGCGCATCAGTGTCCATGGTAGGAATACCGACTGATAGCCGTTCCCCAGCGGCTGCGTATCGCACTCTGACAGGGGACTCGAAAGTATCCTTCTCCAGCCCTTGTTCTTGGTATTCCTGTACATATAGATCTCCACGGACCATGACTCTCCCGGTGATGGACCGCGGAAACGCAGGCACGGTCTATAGTCATGTAGAATTTCCGGTTCAGAACCATGGTTTTCTCTCCAGTATCCGCTTGTCAGCAGGTCGTATACAGGTATGTTCGGTCCTCCTGCCGCTCCCTTGAGGCTCTGCAGCCACTCCTCCTCCGTGCCTTCAAAGCCATGTGTCACCGCTATGTCATATGCAGACATGCCAGCCTCCATGTACGCAGGCTTGCCCGTATCCTCCCCGTCTATCCACCAGTGCCCGTTCTCCCCGATTTCAGGCACTATCGGATGGACAACACTGACAACGATATCAGACTGCAGGTCAATGGGTGCAGATGAATCCGGCACAGCCCTGCATGACCAGTCTACAAGCTGGAACACATTGCAGCTGTCAACTGTCAGCATCCCCTTCTGCCCTTCATTTTCAACAAGAGTGCAGGAATATATCCCTGTTGCCTTCTGGTCCTTGCCATAAAACACGAATGAAATCACATTGCCATCTACCTGAAAATCCCGGATCTCGATACGGATTCTGTTGGGTGACGACAGATACAGCTTGAGATCCTTCCCGGAAAGATCATAGGGCTCCCCTGAATTCATGACGCCCCATGTCACCGATATGTCATTTCCTATTCTTATCTTCTCCATAATCCTGTCATGTTACTGGTCCTCATATCTGTATCTGAATGAAAAGCTGTGGAGAGTGTCATCAGAGCGCGTTGCAATATCCGTCTCCAGTATGACAATACGCCTGAATGAACAAGATGTATAATGGTATATCTGTCTGCTGCATATCAGGTCCATCATTGCCGACACAGCCTGCCTCGTCATATATCCGCTATGCTGCACATATTCAGTCTCCCTGTCAGCAGACACAGTCCGAATCCTGCCATCATACACTCCATTGTCGAATTCATATTTCGGGGCAATCTCCAGCACGCCTGTCATCGGGACATTGTCAAAGCCTCCGAATCTGTTGGCAAAAAGATACTGCTCGCAATGGCAGCTGACAAACCTGTAGACCGGTGAAGCAATCACAGGGGAAATGCCGAGGAACTCCACGCGGAAAGATTTGATTCCATCTGCAAAAAGCCATTCAACATCCTCCAGCCTGACGAGGGAGCCTTTCTGCGAACCTTCACCGGAAAGCCATCGCTCCTTGCCGTAACGGCATCCATTTGCAATGAAAGCTACTCCGGAACGGGGCGCAAAATCATATATGCACAATGGAAGGACATAATCCTTCGGTATGTTGACGATATCAATGTCTGAAACCCTTTCCATGGCCCGCTCAGCCATATCGTTGACGGTAAATTCCGCAGAAAGCGCACCCTCCCCGACAATGACCTTCAGGTCTACTGACACGCTCTCACACAAGACCTCCGTGCCGACATCCGGCAATGTTACAGAGAAGCGCCCTCTCACGGCATCGCTGATGTCCACTGAAAAAGTCCCGTCAAAGCCGAAGAAATATGACTCGTCCAGAATTGTGTTCCCGTCCGCATCCTGCAGGACAAATCTGACCGGCGAAGCGGTGTCATCCTGAGGCTGGGAGACAATGACAAGCGGCGACAGCATGTCAATATAAAGGATTCTGCCTGATATGTTTGTTCCGAATACCATACTGCAAAGGTCATATCATCCCGAGGAAAACGAAAGGACACATTTTCACTCTGACGCGGCATACACGGACAGGAAATATTCCGCATAGACCACCGACTCTTCCCTCGCCATGTCTTCCCCTACGATGAAGATTCTGTACCGGGCCAGGCGTGATCTCCGCTTTTCCTGGATTCCCGCCCTGTCAGGGACATATTCAGGAGCTTCTTCCGGCAGATAATCCTCCATGGCATCTCCGGCAATATACTCCAGCCTGTTGATATTGTATTTCATCCTCAATTCGGTCTCCTTGTCTGGCAGGGTGTTCACATATTCCCATATATAGACTCCCTCCGAGAACTCGACTGGAGCATCTGAAACAGCATCCACATATTCCGGGAGCAGCTGCAGCCTGCACTTGCCGCACCGTATGCCTTTATGGCTGACCTCATATGAAATGGACTTTATCATCACCTTCTGCCCGTGGAGCAGTTTCGGCGATGCCATGTCCAATGACAGCAGCTGCGCATCAGTGAAGTCGATCTGTGCCTCAATTTCGGGTGCAGAATTAAGCAGAAGACTGTTATATGCCTCCCAGCAAATTCCATACAGTCCGTCAGGGGTAAGAACCGGGTACTGCTTTGATCCGGGGTAATACACCACCGGTGTTCCGCCCAGTAAATAAGGCTGGGTACTGCCGATCCACAGTCCATCGAGATGATTCCAGAGGGCATAGCATATCTGCAACGGCTGCTCTTCCTCCTCCTCCGCATCGGCAACAACCGTATTGTAATGCAGCCGTGTACCGATATACGGCATGATATCATGGTCTTCTTGTACGATTTCAGGGACGAACCTGTCCGATGCGGAAAACTCTTCCGTGTCTTCTGAATTCTCCCTGTCATATGTGAAACAGTTCGATCCTGCAAGCTCTTCCTTGTATGAAGACGCGGACTGGTAGCTGGAAATCACATAATATTTTCCCAGATCCTTACGGAAAACCATGCAGTCTGCCCCCGGATCCTGGAAATAGCCGATGGATCTGATGACAGAATGCTTCTGCCTGAGCTTGGACAGGGTCTCGGCTGCCGGCTGCGCGGAATCCAGGTCCGTCGAACACTTGAGCACGACACGGGAAGAAGGGGGATATGACAGAGACAGCCCATCCCTCGCCATGGAAGTGAGATCCATATCAGGAGCTGAACGGATCGCATTCTGCGCCATGATTATGTCCACCGTATTATGGGTGACCCTGACAAAGGCGTTGAAACGGTCCTTGAGCCAGGCTATGAAATCCCCGGCTGTCATCGACGGGACCAGGTCCCTGTAGAAGATGGCGTTTCGGCATAGAGTGTCTGCACAGTTGTTCAGTACCACAATAGATGCAAACGGCTCCTCCGCAAAGTCGTTTCTCCTCACCGAATATCCGCATTTGCCGAACATCAGATGTATCAGCCTGTGCAGCAGGATGAAAGGAGTCACACCATACCCTTTGGGGACTCTGACATCCTCGCCGCCGATTGTCTCGGTGCGGGCTCGGTAAAGGAATGTGCCGCCAGACGGGTCTTTTCCGTTAAGGAGCTGTACAGAAGACTCCCCTTCATTGTCATCAAGATCCACTGCAACAGGAAAGATGCGCAAATCCTCAAACAGGGGGTCTCTGGCAGTATAGCACGAATACCATAAGTGGAGGACCTTGTCAGCGATCGTGGTGTTTTCCAAAAAATCAGGCTGGACCTTGTCATATCCGAAGATTTCCTTCAGCTGCATGTCCTTCATCCTGGAATACATCTCCGATTCCGAGAATGCAAGAGCGACTGACATTCCCTCCTCATGGCTGCATGTGTCAATCAGCATATTGCAACGTCTCTGGAAGAGCCCGTGCTGCAACATGGCAGGGACAATACGCACATGCCTGTGTGACCGTCCAGGGCGCTCCGGCCGGGACAGGAGATCAAAGGCGTCGTCATCCGGAGGAATGGTGGCCGGGACAGACGCTGTGCCTTCATCGCTGAAAAGCGGGTTGTTGGACTCTATCTCAAAGCTGAAATCCTCGGGAAGCGGAAGCTCCCCCTTTTCTGTCATAAGTTTCATATGATCCTGCTTTTACTGTTGTCGCCTGAGGGATGTGGCATTACGGAATCTTGAGCGCAGCTTCTGCTGGGCGTCCAGATCTGTCAGGGCGACATAGGTTTTTACCGGACGGCTGTTTGTCTGCTCCACCGCCTCAAGAATTCTTTCGAGGAGATTCTCCGCCCCATGCCCGGACAGTCCCGGCGAGGTGACATATCCTCCTTCTGCATATCCGGGCAGTGCATGGGAGGAAGTGCGTCTCCTGCGCCGCGACTCTATGCTCGCGACCATGGCGGCGACTGCCGGGTCACGCAATTCCGGCTGCGGCACCACATACTCGCCTCGGTGTACAACCCCCGCCACCTCGAGCCGTCCTCCGTCTCCAGTATATCCCCCGTCCGAAAAGCCCTTGACTGTCCTCACCTGTACAGCCCCTGCTCCCGATGATGCGGATGTGCCGGGAGTCGCACTCATGATGGCGTTCCTCTGGGCGACAATGGTCGCCACCTGCGCAGCCGTGGTGGCAGCAACTATAGCCGCCATGACCGAACCTGCAATAGGTCCGAGCTGTGCCCAGGCCTGCATCACGGCAAGAGCTCCGGAGGCTATGGTCTTGGCGATCTGTATACCCATGTCCACATTGGCGTATTTCTTCTGGATGTCCAGTTTCTTAGCCTCGTATTCATTCTCGATCTGCTCCCGTTTTTCCGCGTTGTCGCCTGCAGCCGCGAGTTCCTTGGCTTTCCAGGCATCGAGGGATGCGTATTCCGCCTCACGGGCGGCATTGACAGCCCCTTCCATCTGGGACAGCATACTGTTGGCAACCTGCAGACGGGAAGTCCAGCCCTCGAGCTCGGTCTGCTCGCTGTCCTCGTTGTATTTCTGTGTCAGGGCTGTCCTCCTGGCAAGATATTCCTCCTCTGATATAAGTTTCATCTCATGCAGGGAGTCGAGCATCGCCAGCTCCTTATCTATCAAGCTGCTGTCCGGATTGTCACCCTCCTGCTTCTCTCCAGGGGTGGCAAGACCGCCCCCGGCCAGACCCGACTTGGCTCCACCGGACTTCTCACGGAGCTTCTGCATGAATGTGGACGGATCAAGGTCATCCTTGAGCCATGAGGATGTGTCACGAGCCTGCCCTGACTGCGCCTTGAGGCGGGCATCCAGTATCTGCCCGTCAATCTCCGTGATATCCTTGCCGTACTGCTGGTTGATCTGCTTGATTTTCTCAAGGCGGTCGATTTCCGCCTGCTGTGCCTTTTCGTTGTACTCTTCCTGCGAGATCTCCCTGTCGAGGAGCGACTGCTTCAGGTCATTCAGCTGCTGGCGGTATGCTGTCTCTGCCGAGGACTTGGCATCGCTGTATGCCTTGTCCGCAGCTTCCTGATTGGCAGCGTTCATCTGGTTCACCAGACGACCACGGCGGGTTGCCATGGTGGCTTCAAGCCTTGACTGCTCTTCGTTGGCCAAAATTATTTTTTCTGTAGCATTGACATAAGCAAGCACCATGTTGTCATTGGCCAGGTTGTATTGACGGAGATTTTCCGCAGCTTTGGAAATTCCTGGAGACATATCTATAGAGGACAATGCACTTTCAACTTTGGCAAGCTCTTTCTCCAGGTCTTCAGTTAAATTAAGGCTGATAGAGCTGGTGGGTCCTCCATGCATAGCCTGCGCAGCATTATCTTTTTGATTTTGCTTATCAATACTATTTTGAAGTTTTCTCCTTTTCTCCAAAAGCTGATTATATTCTTCAGCCAGTTGATAGAGGGCTCTGTTTTCATTATAGTCGTCTACAATAGCCTTTATTTCTTCTTTCAGAAGTCCAGTTCTACCAGACAAATTGATCAGTGCCGCATTTTGTTCCTGTTGTGCAATGTCTGCTTTGGTTTTGGCAAGTTTATCCTCGGCTTTAAGTATTTCCTCCACTGCCGCCAGCCGTTTCTCTTCGGATTTCGTCACATCCCGGACAATGGACTGCTGCTCGTTGATAAAGACCTGAGTCTTTGCCTCTTGTATCCGCAGAGAATTGTTCCTTTCAAAGAGTTCGTCCATCAGCAGTTTCGCTTCTTCAGCAGCTCTAACAACATCACCAATACTTCCTTTGATGACATCTTTGCCCTGACCGATATTTGCAACAAACTGATTCCAGCCGGCAGACATCTTGGTAGTGAACATCTCCCATTTGTCTTGCCAAACCATTGTTTGAGACACAAAATCATTCAATCCCTTTTTCACAAGACCGGCAACTGTATTGAACCCTGCCATAAAGACATTCGCCGTCGTAAAACCTTGAGCTATATTGTTGAAAAATGTCTTGAATCCTCCCTTTGTCTGTTCTGTACCTACTTTCAGTTCCGCAAGCCTCTTGTTGGTGGCAATCAGTTCATTGTTATATTTGTTCCACAGCTGCGGATTGGCCTCCTTGTGCATGGAGCTCAGGGCAGAACGCAAGGTCCTGGCATGCTGGTTCAGCTGCTTGATGGACATCTGGTTCGTAGTAAGAGCCGCAGTGTAGGAATCCGTCTCCTTGGTGGATGTCTTCAGTGCTGAGTTGTAGTTCTTCAACTGCCTTGACAACTTCTCGTACTCCGCAGTATTCTCCTTGCCCTCGGCTTTCATCTTCGCCATCTCGTTGCCGGTGTCGGAGATTCCCTTGCGGAGGGATTCGCACTGCTCCTCAGCCTGACGGAGTCCTTCCACAAACTTCGCCTGGTCCTGAGGGTCAAGCTCCATCTCTGCGATGAAGCGCACTATCTCATTCTCTATTGCCATACTGTCCCGTTTTTTCGGAACAAATGTATGGACTGCACATATACAAAAAAAGGACAGCATTATGCCATCCTGAACGCGAGAAAATTTATTTTCAACTCATTTTGAGAGCCATTCACAGAGTTTCAATATACCAGCAAATGCTGCAAAAGCCAAGATGGCTATAACAAGAAAATACAAAAAAACTTCTCCATTTTGAAAAACAAGCAGCCCAAACAAAAGCAGAATTGCTTCAACTACTCCAATAATGATCAATAACTTTTTACTGAAAGTGCTCATATCATTTCACGGTTTTAATGGTTTCTTCTATGGTGCGGATCATCTGTTTCGGAAGGGCTGCCATCAGCATCCGCCAGATGCCCGACTTCATGTAGCCGTACACATACCTGTTGTATATCGGCGTGTAGTTGCGCTTCTTCCGACCTGTGCGTGTCTTCTTCAGGTCGAGAAAGCGGATGTGGACCGGATACGGGATTGACACCGTGGCATCCTTCACTTCCGCACGGGAGGCTAGAGCCCTTGCGAGACTCCCGCTCCTGGTGTTGTACGAGGCGCTGGCTATGCCCGCCTGGTGCGCCAGAAGCCTGTCCGCCTGGCTCTGCATATAGCTGTCCACCTCATGCTTGAATTCGTCCGATATCATGACCATCCTCCCGTATCCGTCACAAACATAGCAAATTCCCGACAAACCGCCAAGTCTGCGGTCGTCACCGCACCTTGCTACCCATCTCGAGATCGAAGAGCATCCTGTCGGTGATGAGATGCGCAAGGTCGGACTCCAGAAGTCCGAATCCCTCGCCCACCTTGCCGACAGTCTCCAGATTCTCGTCATAGAACTGGCTGTGCCTCTCGGTTTCCTCCCACCCGTTGAATAGCTCGTAGGCATGGTGAAGCACTGACAGCACTTCAGCCAGACGGGGATCAAGCTCCACTGCTGCCCTATTCCCTTTCATGGCTCACCTCCTCTGTCGCTTCCGCCAAACATGCCGAATGGCTGCCAAGACGCTCAAGTCCAGATACAGCCTTACGGGTCACTATATCCATCATCTGACGGTGCTTCAGCTCGGACATCTGGCGGTACATCAGTCGGTTCATAACAGTCAGCATCGAGAGGCACTCATCCAATGCATCTGAATCATACTGGACTCCAGTATCCGCGGCCATCGTGCGGAACAGGTGGAAGCAGGCGGCAAGCTCGGCAGTACCGCCTATAAGTTCATTCAGGACACCCTTGCATGCCCTCAGCCCCTTGAGGCTCGTGTTGTGTTGTGATAGCATATAACAACATATTACAATGAAAGCCCTGCACTTAGGTGGGCTATCACAACACAACATCATCTGCCGTATTTGCTCCGCCAGGTTTCCCGGACGGATTCCACCTTATGCAGGGCAGTCATCTATTTTTCTCCGAAAATACACCACGGCAGAAAAGATAGACAAGCGATACAGTATTGTGATAGCAATGGCAAAGGTAGCAATTATTTTACGACATGCAAATGTTTTGTTACGGGATATGAAAAAGCCCGGACAATTGCCGGGCTGGATAAATCTCAAAAGATCTTATTCAACCATGCAATTCATTTGTCCTGAAAAAATTTGCGAACAATTCTTGCTATAGTATTCTCCTTTATAACAATATTCTTATCATTTGATCTCGGGTTGAACAGATATTTCACAACAAGAATAAAAATTCCTATCACATTTGCTGTTGTAGTAGTTATCAGGACCACGAGAACTGAATCAGACAAATGAAAAGCTCCGTTCTGATTTCCACAACCAATAACAATCAATCCAACGACAAGAAGATACACGCACAAAAGACTGAATATCTTATCAGCAAAAATCCTACGCTGCTCACGGTCCTGCTCCCTGTCAAAGACATCCTGCTGATTTAGCTTTATCTGGATATCATTGAGTTTTTCCTTTAACTGATTTTCGGGCAGATTGTCCTTATCATTTTGTGAAACTGTTTTCTGACCGTTTACGATATCATACAATTGGTCAAAAATCTTATCTCCATTACTTTCCTCCATCATCTCCAATTTTCAAAACATTATAAAAGTAATTAAAGATATCCTCATCGTCCAGTTTTGCGTTCCATTGGGCATTATTCTGACGGATCGCTATATCCCACGGACTATCTGGCTGATGTGACCATTCTGACAATTTACCTGCCGGCAGTCTCCCGAATGTATTCACTACTATATCTATCAGTCTTGTAATATCCGAATTGATCGTCTTTAACTCGTTATAGGAGGAAGGGGTTGGATCTTCATATAATTTAACATGCCTATGCACCCGAGGGAAAACAGGACCGTAAGGCCAGGCAGCAGGATGTTCTGCCGTTAGCCGTTCCTTATGCAGCACAAGCCATGATCCGTATACTATGTATAATAACTTATTTATCTGCGTCATATTAAGACGCAGTTCCTTCAACTGACCAGAATAGCGAATGGCATTTGCAACAGCTATGCTATCAAGTCCAAGCTCTTTGAAATCCGTTGCCATAATGCATTCCTCCATTATAAGATACTATATCTTGATGCCAAATGTTTCAAAACCATACAGGAAAAACACAGCACTTTATTCTTTATAATTTTGAGCTGCAAAATTAACAGGAGGCAATATAAGAGGCCCTAAACCAGCTTTCAATGCAACAGATGTTATATGCTCTCTGATATATGGATATATAATGGCCGCACCATTTATGCTGCCAAAAAGTTCTTTATCTTTAATTTCAGACTCTCCAATCTGTTCAAACACTCCTGCCATTCTAACTTTGAAAACAAACTGGTCAATACCTCCTGATTTTTGGACCAGCAAGACCTCCTCTATGACATTGATAATTGCTCCATCCACAGAAACATGTGTATCAATATTAAATTTCGGAGCATCTTGGGTTTCAAAATCAACATTGTCAATACGGGAAAATGTGCTTTCTAAAAGGATTAGATCCTGAATTCTGAAGCCAGATTCCATTTTTTTGTTCTCTTCCATAATTTAAGCTGCTGATGAGTAATTAGACATGGACTGGTCACAATATACAGTTATTTTTTGCATACCTGTCATATTTTTAGATATGCGATGCTTATATATATTGACAGCGAATTTATCCATGAGACTGACATTGAGATGTGCAGAGTTCTCCTTTATAGAAATACTGCATGGATATTGATACGATTTATAAGGAGAAACGGCATTCTCGGATATATCTATTGCATTTTCCTGCACATAATCCTCACCCGCACAGGAGTATGTCACATGCTCAATCCCCATTATATCATCATCTGATATGAAACAGATATTCTCACCTCTGAATTTTGACAAAAATTCAGTCATCATTTCTCGCTCCCACTCTATATATCCATCATCATGATGATATATATAATTAGGGATAATCTCGACAACATGAACTTTTGCTTCAGCATCATATCCATAAATCGCTTTTAATCCCTTGAATTCAGACACCAGACAATCTAACTTGTCTATGATATATTTCTTTGAATCCATAATTCAATATTTTTTCAATATAGGAGTCAGTTCATTCATCAAAGTGATGGAATCATTACTTTTATCCTGAGTAAATACTTCATCGTTATAATCAGAACTTATTCTTAATTTTTTCAAGAATGCAATTTTCTTGCTGAAATTTCTACAGTCCTTATAAGCATCACGATATGACGAATTATTGATATAAGTCGCAATCTCTCCTATTAGTGTTTCATGCTGTCCCTGTTTCAATTGAGCACACAAAGCATCGAGTTCAGCAGGAGTCTTGTGCATCTTATAAATCCATATATACAACATCAACTGATAACAACTATAATAAGCGGCATGAGCTACTGGAGGATATATACCTTTACTATGCAATAATGTCGTCGCGCCATTCAATATCTGAGACTTATTATATAATTGGCTTGTTGTCATTAGATTATCCAAAGTATATGCCACAAAGATATAAAACTTTTGTCGTATTCTATACAACACATTTATTACATTGTAAAATCCCGCAGGACTTCGCAGCCGTGCGGGAAACACTAAAACCTATGAAGAAATGTGAGTTAAAAGCTTATCATGCCGTCACCACAAGGCTCATATCAGACGATATCGACCCCTTTGATGTCGAACTCCATTGTCCACCCGAAACTGTTGGACAGGTCCTTGGCGACAAACGGGGACACTGTGGCAGGGTATGGCAGCCATACAAGGTGCATGTCCCTGTCAATGCCATGGCGCATGCTCCTCTGGATCTTCGACATGCATTCCAGGCATCCGTCCATCCCGAGCATGTTGGCGAACTGGTCCTCGTCGTTCGGATGCGGCTTGGCCACAGTGACAGCGATATGGAAAGCATCCGTCTTGACATCGAGACGGTCAATGGACGAGGTTATCTGCGAGTAGTCAATGAACAGGTAGCATCCTGTCACCTGGGAAATCTTCTGCTTGACTGCCGCAGTGTCTACCCCGAAAATGAAATCGGTTATCTGCCCGATCCGTCTGTCATCGGGAAGGGATTCCACCTCATCCCTGAGCTCATCATATTCAGTTCCTGTCGACGCCAGGAAGAACCTGTCCAGCGCCTCATGCGACACGAACCGCGAGAAATACTTGAAAACATTGTAAAGAATCATAACAATCCAGCTATCTGTTGAACATCAAGGTGCAGCTTCTCGGCAATCTCCACAGGCTTCAAACCGCATCCCTTGAGAGTGCGGACACTCTCTATGCTCTGGTCGAGCAGCATGTCAAGGTATGTGAAGAGGTTCAGCTGACATATTTCCCTATAGTCTCCATACCCTGCCTTGGCAAGGGAGTAAATGCTGCCTTCAAGCCCCATGGGAGAAACCCCTGATCCGGAGCCTCCTTCCCTGTTGTAGATGATGTCGTATTTCGGCAACCTGCGGATCCACTCCAGAATACCACGGAAATTGTAATATGCAGCTATCTTGAACCTGCGCTGGATGTCTGCCGTCATGACATCCGCCACCGACTCTATGCCATAAGGGGCGGACGCATACAGGACTGACACCAGACGGTCCAGTACCGGCTCGTCGTGGTTTCTCGCATACAGCTGCATAAGGGCTATGGCATCGACATACTGTTCGGCCGTCATCGAAGTCTCCGCAATGCCATAGTCACAGGAGAAAGTGTATCCTGTATATCTTCCAATCTCCGGAAGCATCTGGCGTGACAGGACAATGCGGAAATCCACTGTCCTTCTGCCATCTGTTTCTGTTACAGTATACGGGAAAGTCAGCTGCTCCGCGATCCTGAAGAAATTCTCAGCCATGGTATCTGTCAGCCTCGTCTTCTTCAGGTCTATACGGAGTATCGCAGCGACTGTCGCAATCTTGAACTCTTCAAAACTGCACGCCCCGAGCTCAAACCTCTCTATCGATTCAGCCAGGGCGATGAACTGGTCAGTCTCAAGCTCCGACCACCTCGTCGCCGCCTCATAGGTCTTATTCAGTCTGATTCTTATCATGATATATAGAACTTGTTGGACTCCTCATTGGGATTGTGCTGCATCACGGTTGCCCCTGATTCCGCCTTGACCAGACTTCCTATGGCGTCTGTCCATACTCCAACATCCGCCATAAGGTTCGCATACAGTTTCTCCCTGTCCTGCATCTGCGATCCCTTGGTGTACTCATGGTTGAAATCATACCTTATCGAGCGCGGAAGTTCGGTGACATCGAATTTCATCACCGCCTCGGCTATGACCTGGTAGCAGAGCGACCTCTTCACCAGATCCGTCAGGTCTTCATTCTTTTCCCACCCGTCAGGGAGCATCGGTCTGATCCTGTTTTTCCAGATGCTGCGGATAAGGAAAAGCACCTTGGAGAAGAAATAGCTCGAATTGTCTATCCCGTAGTAGCAGTTGAATTCCCTGGCATTCTTGACGGGAAGTGACTGCCGCTCCCTGTAAATATCCGAGCCGGAGTATTCCCCTGTGTCGGGGTTCTCGTCAAGCCAGTCAAGCAGATCGTCCATGGCAAGCCAGTACGCGGCGATATGGTGTTCCTTAATCTCCTCGTGCTGGTACTTGTACAGGCTGGCGTCCGTGTTATTCTTCTTGACCGACGCAAATATCTGATACCTGTACAAAGCCCCGTTCGCCACTGCCGCCTTCAGATATCTTTTGCCTTCCGAAAGCTCATCAAGACTTGACACCGCCGCATACACAGGCTGTGAAATGATGTTCATCACCTCTTTCCCGGCACTCCTGATGGAGGCAGATATCTGATGGTAACTCGTGTCAGCATCCAGACCGTCAGCATATTTCCTGAAGTCCGCGATGTCAATGAAAAGGTCAGTGAATACCATGATCTAAAGCTCTTTCTGGTTTGACATTCTCTGAGAAGGCGCAATCTCCTCCTGGCGGCTGATCGCCGGCCGGTAGAAACCTATCCTGATGCCCTGGGCATATTCCTCCGGAAAATTGAGTCTGATCGCATAGTTGACATCCGCACATACTACCTGCTCCGGGATAGACTGCTGCGTCAGATATATCATATAATTGTAGTAAGCATCTGAACCTGATTTCGAGATTATGCCCTCCGAGCTGACATTGCTGATGCTGCTGTCTATGCCTTTGGCAGACAACAGCACCATGTCCGCCCTCTTGTCATAGCTGAGCAGGGCATCTATGAACTCCTTGTATTTCTGCGGTATCTCCTCTATCTTCCACCGCTCCTCATCCCCGGAGTCATTGATGAAACTGCGGGTGGCATAGACCTTGCCCTGGTTCTTGCCTGCACCTGACATGAATTCCGTGAAATTCTTCAGCTCAAGACCTATATACTTGCTGAGCAGATCTTCAGAATATTCCGTCCCGACATCCATCTTCTTCTTGCCTATGGTGATAGTTATCAGCTCCTGGTTGTCAAGCTTCCTTTTGGCATTGAGCTCACACAGCTGCTGGAGAGCCTGTTCCTTGACACTTATCCATGCATTCGGGATGATGACATGCAGTCTTGCCGACAGGGAGTTCTCGAGGTAGGAGTTGATATATGCAGGTGTGAGGTTACTTCCGCGTATCCACTCCTTGATGCCTTTGAAAAAGACATTTGATGCATAGATGTCCTGCCCGTGGTCCGGATTCTTGCTGTAGGATATCGCGCAGTTCTTATGCAGCGGGCGAGTGAAGTCGAATCGGGGATACACCTTGAACTCTGCCGATGATCCCGTCACCCAGTTGCCCACCATTACCGAATTGAAGTCCCTGTCCTCAAGGTCTGTCCGTCCGGCAATATTCTTTGTCGTGGCAAGGCGGCAGCGGAGCTCCGAGATGTGTTCCAGCCCCGACACAGGCAAAGCCCCGGACACTCCGGCACGCAGACCACGGGACAGATGCCACTTGCTGAAGATCCCTTCAGAATAGTAATATGACCGGATGGACTTGTTGATGTATGTCTCGAAGCTGTCAGGCAGACC